CGTTGGTGAGTTCTGCGGTCATGCGCTGTTCGTTCACCGTCGCACCGTACATCTTTTCCGTATCCAGCTGCGCGGCGCGAGCCTGTGCCGCTGCCAGTTCCGGATTGATGGGTGCCTGCAGATCCACCCCGTACTGCTGCGCCAGACTGAAGATAATCGCCTTGCGGTACTCGGCATCACCAGTCCGCAGCGCATGGGCGGTCTGTAACAGAGTACGAATGGCCGTGATGGGCGTTGCTCCTTCCTTCTGCAACACCTCGGCGTAGGGTTGAAATTCATTCAGTATCGCAGTGGCAACATTAGATTTCTGAGCCACCGCGTTGAATCCCTGCTGCAACTCCGCCTCCCGCCGATGGATAATTTGCCGTACCTCCGGCGGCACCTTATTCCACAGCGGCTTGGCCTCCTTGGACCACGAAGTCGGAACTTGGTCCTCCGGCTTTCCTGGCTGCTCCCCAAACTTGGGGATGGACTCCACGAGCTCCTTTTCCCCAGTCTTAGGCGTGAACCGCCCCGTAGCGTCACGAGTACGCTTTCCGGGTGCTGCCTCCGGTTCCCCGGCAGCTTTGTCCGTCTGGACAGCGGTAGAGTCCGGGAGAGAGTCCGTCGTCGGCGCAGGCGAGTCGGGAACTGCCGGGGTCGGAGGTTCGGGTGTTTCCGCCGCTACCTTATCAAATGCAGCGGACAACGTGTCATGCAGGCTGTCTTCTTCCATTTCTCTCTCCAGTTAACGGCGCGGGCAATTGCCCATGCTGAATGTTTTGCTCACACCTTCCCAGAGCCTCTCTCGTAGCTCTTGGTTGTCCCGTGCTTCCTGATACCTATCCATCTCACGGGCCTGCGTCCTGGCCTCGTCGTACGGAACGCTGTTGTGCTTCAACATATGCTCGCGCAACTGCGTTCGTGATTCTATAAGCGTACCGTCAATCATAGAGCGAAAAGGCGTAATTTCACCCTGTACGAAGTGAACCTCGTTAGGATCCACTGCGATCTCCACCAAGCAACCGAGCTTGGGATCGTAACGAAATCGTCTACGGGCCACGACTACTCTCCTTTCGGTTCACCACCCGGTTCTGATTTTTTATCTGCCGCACTTTCTGCATCAGCGTGCTGCATCGCTTGAGCGTGCTCCGCCTCGTTAAAGGCGAGGGACTGCTGCTGCGCGTTGGCGGATACCGTGGCGTCCGTCACAGCCTTCGCCTGCGCCGCCTGTGCCTGAATGTTCGCCTTGATAAGGATAGCTTCTATCTCAGCGGCATTCTTCTCACGGAGGGCTTGTATTTCCGCAGACGTCCTCTCTCTGTCCGCGGCAATCTCCGCTTGCATTTCTTGCATCTTACGATTGGAATCATCAGCCTGCGCCTTCATTTTCATCTGTATCTCGGCCATCGCCTGCTGCGCGTCGGCCTGCTGACCGGCTTGCTCAGCCTGCGCCTTGACTTCCGCAGCCTGGACTTTCGGATCCTTCGGCGGTGGCGGTTTCGGCTGTTTCGCCTTTGCAACGAGCTGTTGCACCGAAGTTTCGATGATTCCTTCCACATCCCGTCCCACACGGAAGCCGCGGATGCCCCAAGTCAGCAGAGCACCGACAATGGGGGCTATTTCCGGCGTCTGCGCCGCTGCCGGGATGCCCGCTTGCATGAATTGCGTGATACTCGCCAAGAATGCGCTGCGGGCCTGCCGTTCCTCTACCATATCGGGTTCGACAAGGCTTTCCGCAGACACATCAATCCGAAAGTCCAACAGCCGACCATCCCGCAGCAGTTCTATCGCCTGTTGGATCACATCCGGCTGCGGCGGAGGTGGAGGAGGCATCGGTGGGGGCGGAGCCATGCCCGGCGGGCCATTCGGCATCATTGGCGGTCTCTGCGCCTGCAGATTCTGCGTATTGGGCATCATCCCCGGCGGTCCGCCTGCCTGCTGCTGCGGCATCTGCATCGGCTGCGGCTGCATCGCCTGCATTCTCTGCATCTGCGCTTCCTGCGCCTCCTTAATCGCCAGTTTCCCGTCGTAAGTCTGTTGAATGGACGATTGTGCGATGAGCGTTTCCGTTTTGAAGAATTTCGTCATCACGTGCGCCATCAGGCGCAGCACTTCCGTCACAAACGCGGCCATTTGCGACTTCATAGACTCCAAGCGAATACTGGCAAACTGCGACTTGATCCGCTGCGCGGTCGCCGTTTCGTTGGGATTGCCCGCACCGCGCACGATGTCCGAAATACCGGTGATCTGATAGATATCTTCAATCAGTTTAGTGCGTTGCTCGTACAAGGACTGCACCACCTTCATCACTACTTCGATGGGCAAGAAGTCAACACATCCTTTGATACCGCCTTTCTCAACAAACGCCGCCCATGTCTCCACCGGGATGAGTTCGTTCTCCACACCCTCCGTCAGCATTCGCTGCACTGCGGCCTGCGAGCTGTCGTACACGCCTACGACCTTCAGCGCCTTGATGAGCCAGTACAGACGCTGAGTAATTTCGTCCAACTCGTTGGCTTGGTCCTGATACATACAGAAATCAGGCACCGGCAGTGTGTTTCCAGTCGTGTTGGTCGCGAAAAGGGGCTTCGGGCACGGGAAAAAGCCCGGAAATTTCATTGGATCGTCCTTGGCGTCCAACGGCTCGTCCCGTGTAAGGGATATCCACGTTACGAGACTCTTCCGCTTGTCCCAAACCTCGGCAATTTTCGCCTGTTTGATGACTTTCGTCTTAGGCTCATCCGTTTTCTCGCCACCCCCGGCACCGGACTTACTCCGCGTCGCCGCGACAAAGTCCAGCTTGACGTCATTGCCGACTTTTTCGCCGAACCGCTTGATTAATTCGTCGCGATTCATGTACACCCATCGCCAGACCATGGGAACCTCTTCCCACGTGCGAGCAGGCACGTAACCGAAGTCCTCCCAGTAGACGTAATCCACCACGGCGGACTCACCCATCGCCTTGGCGTAGTAATCGTTAGTCACCGTGTTGTGTGGGCTTTCTTGTGCGACTTGATATCTCACCCATACCGTTCCCAGGCCGGGAAGTAAACGATCCTGGAGGGCATTGTGAATGCCGTCCACGAAGTTACGCTGCGTCGTTATTTGAAAAGTCAGACAGCGTTCCAGTATCAAACTGCTGATACGGGCGATGTTGTCCGGATCTAGGTAGCGGCGCTCCACAATGGGTTCCGGCGCACGCCCGAACACGGCAGGCATCATCGTCTGGATGTTAGACCAGAGGATGTTGTACTTTCTCCGGTAGGGACTTCCCCCATCGTTACCACTGCGCTCGTCGCGGTAGCGTTCGACTACACGAGTTCCACGCTTACGCCAGTCCTCAGTCTCCTTATCCGCCGCCGCTATTTCAGCGCGGATATAGTCGGCCATTCCCTTGGGGGTCTTCCCAAATTCGGCGATGGTTTCTACGGGATCCGTTTGGTCGGTCATATTCTATTCCCCCTGCCCCGGTGAGCTGACTGTGCGGCCCATAGATCATTCAGCTTGACGTTCCCACCATACGGCTTGGTGGGATCGTATACTTCATGCTCTGGTCGCGTGCGTATGCGGTTTTGACTCTCTCCTGCACTGATATTGATTACGACGGCCATGTAGCGAAAACTATCGGCGTAGTGGGAAGCCCAGTCGTGCCGGGGGTTCTCCCGAAATGTCTGTTTCTTCTCGTCCCATTCGCGTTGGTACTGACGCAAGGCCTCCAGGCCATCCGCACAATTGACTTCGTCAATGTAGACGGAAGGGCTGCGTATCATCCCCCGTGCGGCGTTGATGCCTTGCTGTACGCTGATTTCTGGGACGCGTTGGGCGCGCACTCCACAGTTGACGAATTCCTCAAACGTAGACTTCCCCGTCTGCATCGTTTTGGCAAAGGCATCATGGGGGAGCCATATGGATCCGTAGTGGTACGGCTTGGAGCGCATGTGGATACAGTAGTCTGCGACCTCTAGCCCCGAAGAGCTATACGCATCAATAACGTGGTGCTCTCTTTGTCCAATTGATTGCCAAAACCAGAGAGTCGTATCGTCTCGCCACCCAATGTCAAATGCCACGTGAACGGGCAAGGTGGGGTCGTAAGGGACAGTAGTGAGGCGTTCGCCCATTTGATTAATGGATTTGCCGTAGTAACTCCCCCGTATCGCCGCTTCAAAACTGCACTCGAACTCCTGCGCGTAGTCGTCCTCGTCCATGCTTTCGCGCGCTTCATCCAGCTCCTCCTTGGGGAGTATACCGGATTCACTAGCCTTCAACATCATCCGGTACCAACTGGGGTTGTTCTCTGCTTTTTCCCAGATGTCGTAAAACTCGTTCTTACCGGCGGGGGTGCCTGTGAATACTGCCCATCCTTCCCGGTCCGCTAGAGATGGCCGGATGACTTCTCGCCAGAGCCTCGGTTTGAGTTGGGCGGGCTCGTCAACCCCCACACCGTCGTGGTAGAGCCCCCGCAGGGCGTCGGGGTTATCGCCTCCGTACAACTTAACTCTTGTCCCGTTGATGAGCTCCACCTGTAACTCAGCGACATTGTGCTTTTTCCGGTAAGGCTCCGAATAGCGCATGAGATAATCAAATGCGACCGCTTTAGCTTGAGAATAGAATGGGGCGACATAGGAAAAACGTGCATGGGGTTTCTTGGTGAGCATCCCTCGCTCAAGCAACTCGTTCACAAGGGCGACAGTCTTACCCGCTCGGCGGTGACATACGAGCACACCCCAACGATTGGGGCGCTGATGGAAGGGTAGGAAGTGCCGCCGGGGCTGATAGAGAGACTTGATTTCTGTGGTCATTTACGTTCGTCTTTTTCTATACGCTCTGCTTCGGCCATGTCCTTGGGGATTGTGGTGTAACGCTCGCTTCGCTCGCTGCTCTCAACAACTCTGGTCGCCTCTCCTGGCAGCGTCTTCTCGTCCAGTATGCTGTGGGGGACGGCTCCCATAAAGATGATCTGATTACCCGTGTTTCCCCCGGCAGGCGTTTCCTGCGGTGGGAGGAGATTAACCTTCGCGAGTTCAAGCAGTTTGTCTGGGTAGGCACGGAAGTAGGCTCGCCACCAAGCCTCGGAGGATCCTACTGTAACGGCGGCGTTGATAAGGGACTTACGAACGACGTCAAGCTGCTCGTCATTCATCTCCCTCAATGTCTTTAGTTTCTCTCCCATAGTGTGTGGCACTGTACCCACGTAACCGATTGATTTGCAAGTAAATCTTAGTATGCTGCTCAAGTACTCAATTCCCGGCGTATGCGCTCAACTCCCATAAACCTCATGCTAGGCGTGGACGAGTAGGGTTGTGTGCTGAAACGATATGTAGGACCCAACCGACCTGAAGGGGGGCGGGGGTGCAGAAACCGATACACCTAAAGCAAGCGACCGCGGTGGAACCGCGTAGAACGAGAAGAACACAACAGCGCAGCAGAGCTGCGATTAAAGAACAAGACCTACGAAAGACCGAAAATAAAACGAAGACCACAACAGCGCAGCTGAAGCTGCGGATAAAGACCTACTAAAGACCGACGTCGTCGTCTTCATCTTCGTCGCGTGCGGGCGTGAAAAAGCCCGGCGCTGCCGGGCTTTTTCGGGCGTGCTAGGCCGGGTTACGCGGGCGTTTTCACCTTTTTCGCGCGCTTGGGCTTTTCGGCCGCTGCGGGCGCTGCCGTGGGCGCGTGGCCCAACGGGTGCAGCGTGATAAACCCGTGCGCCAAATCCCAGGCGAAATTTGCGTTTTGCAAGAGCGCCGCGCCCGTGTTGCCCGCTGCCGCGCATTTTTCCGCGCACTGTTGCAGCGTTTGGCCGACCACGTAAAAATCGTACGCGATGCGGCTAGCGGCCTTGGCGCGCTTGGGGTTGGCCGCAACGGTGGCTAGCACCTGCAACGGCGAAAACGCGCTACGCGCCACGTAGCGCGGCGCAACGGGCGCTGCCGTGGCGTTGGCCGCCACTTGCGCGGGGGTGAGCGCCGTAGTGGCGGGCGCAACCGTGGCCGCAACCGCGACCGAAACTGCCTTTTTGGAACGTGCCATTTGAAAACTCCTTGTGGTGGAAAAACCCGGAAAGGGCCGGGACCCACCTGTATATATGCATACCGCGTGCCAGTGCGACAATCCCCTTTAAAAACAGGCACTTAGCGCAAAACGCTTCTGGCACGGTCTTTGCTCTGTGCCGTGCTGCGGCACTTTTCTACCGCAAATTGCGGGGAGTGGTTTTCGGCACGAATCTTGCCCAGACAAGATTCGTGCCAGAGATCGTGCAAGATTCGTGCCAATGATCTGGCACGGATCTTGTCTGGGCAAGATTCGTGCCAAGATCTGGCACGAATCTTGCACGGAGATCTAGATCGCCGCCCCGTATGCGTGCGAGGAACGAGACTGGGAGTTAAAGGATCTAGAGTAAATGATCTTCGTCCTCGTGCCTTCTCAACGTGCGAGGCACGAGACTGGGAGCTAAAGGATCGGGGCCAAATCTGGTCCCTCAAGGGGTGGGGTGTGTGTGCTGCCCCCCAAATAACCTACATAGGGCTATAGAGCCGTTATATTATATGTAGTATATGACTCCTATACTGCTAACTAGAATATTTAGGTTGCATAGCTGCATAGGTCTGTTTTTAAACAAAGATTTTGGCGACATACCCCTCTGCACACCGGGTGCATGAAAGCACCCACACTCAATGTGGTTATGCAAATCTCGTGCCAGATCTTCAAATAGTGTGGTTGATCTGCAACAAGTGTCCCAGAACTATGTTGTACTCCAGCAACAATCTTGGGCTGTGCAAGGACCAAGTGCAGCCCCCTTGCAGGCCAATTTGATCCCTTCCCCCCGCTGTAAAATAGATGTTGTTGTCGCCCCTGCGATATAGTATACTGGGTGCTGTACGTGTAGTTTGACATCTTCCCCCCACCACGAAAAGGAGCTTCAAATGTTTAAGCCTACTCGCCCAATGGTCCGCGACCAACGCGGTTGGAACGCGCAAAATCCAGAAATGCTTCGCCTTCTTGGCCTGCCCGCCAAGGCGAAATTGCCCGAAGCTGGAATGGCCCCCCGTTACATCCAGGGCATCAAGGTGTGGATTAATCCCATACCCGAAGGTCCTCCCTGCCCGCGCCGCCTGAACCCCGGTGCGGTTCGCCCCCACCGCATCATGGCTCAGTGTCCCCTCTGCGCCAAGGCCGTCAGCGCAGGCCGTCTGTTCCAACACGTTTGCAAGCCCACCATCTAAGGAGCAATCATGAACCACCTACAATCAACCCCAAAGGGAGTAGCCATCAACATTCGTCCCTACACCGACGCCCTGCGCCACATGAACCCCACCGGATGGGTGAAAGCCTACGACAGTCGGGCCGGTGGCATTCGTGTCGTAGAATACCAAAGAAATGTCACCCCTACCCGCCTACTGGTCGTCCAGTTCTGGGGTGACGGTAACCACCGCGTGAGCTTCTACGAAAATGGTTCCATGCGTACCCCGCCGACGGATTTTACAGATATTCCCTCCATGTTGTCGGCAATCGCATACGAAACCACTCGCGCCCAACCCCCGAAGTCCCAACCCACCGCAACACGCATCACTCACTAAGGAGCATCAAATGAACACAATGGTCCGCTACGCCCCCGCGAGGGGACAGCTGCAAATCCGCAACTTTGACAACGCCACGGACGCCGACATTCTGGCAGTGGCCCCCGCCGTCTTTGCCGAGGCGAAGCACCCCCAACGGACGAGCGATAAGTACCAGTTCGTAAGTACCATCCAACTCATCCACGCGATGAGGCAGGAAGGGTGGCAAGTCACTGCCGCCGGGCAGAAGTACGTGGTCGATGAGTCTCGTCACGGGTACGCCCGGCACATGGTGAGGATGCGTCACAAGTCCGCAAACCTCAAGGGCGAAATGGTCCCCGAGGGCATTATCATGAACGCCCACGACGCGACCGCCTCCTGGAAATACTTTGACGGTGCCTTCCGTTTTGTCTGCATGAACGGCTGCGTCTTTGGTCAAATCATGGGCAGCGTGTCCGCCCATCACTCACTGCGGCAGGCAGGCGCGAATGGCGAAACCGCCATGCGCCTGAGTGAAGAGTTCATGCGTGTGCTGCCCAAGAAGATGGTCCTGGCCGAAAGGCTTAAGGAGGTCGCCCTGACCGAACCGCAAATGAACGAATACTTCCAGAAAGCCATCAACGTCCGGTGGCCGCGTGGCGCATCCATCATACCGGCGGACATCGCGATGCATCCATGGTTGAAGGAAGACTATGGCCTCACCGCATGGCAGGTCTACAATCATACCCAACGCGTCTTGGTGACGCTCGGGGGCGTGCAGGGCGTCAACTCTGCGGGCCGGGTACACGTATCCACTCCCGTCCGTCGGATAGACGAAATGGTCCGCATCAACGTCGGGCTGTGGAATGCGATGTTGGAATACTGCCCGGACATCGTAGTGCCGAAGCTGGAGCCGGAACAAGTGTAGTCGCAGCCGCAGGATGCTTGTGTTTCGCAAGCATCCTGCGGTATACTACAAGGGCAGTACCTCACCACCACATGAAAGGAGCATCATGAGCACCACAGAAAAGTTGCACGAAGCATTGGCCCGTCAACTCGCCAATGCCCTTCGCCCGTTTATCCAAGCGTACGAAAAATCGGCTGATCCGATAGGGGACAGCGATCTGTACCCGGAACAGCCGCGCAGCGTCCACGTTACCCTCGGCGATTGCCGCAAGGCTGCGATGGTCCTGCACCACGCCACCAAGGAGCTCGGCAATGAAAAGTAGTCGCAGCGGCAGGCCGGTTGAAAGCCTGCCCCACGTAGGAGTAAAGAATGGTTGGACACGGAAAGAAAAGACCGTGTACGACAAAGACGGCACGGTCATAGGAACATTCAAGACCGTCAGCACAGCGAAGTACTTCATGCGAAGGGGCCGCAATGTCTGAACAGAACCTCCAGTTGGTAGAACAGATCAAGGGAGTTAACGACTCCATATTGGTCAGCTACTACGAAGGCACGCGGGCCAAGCGGCTCGCGTTGGACAAGGAGTCGGAGAAGCTCAAGGAAGTGGAGGAAATCTACAAGGCAGAGCTCATCCACCGGATGGTGCATGAAAAGCAGGGCGTCCTCGCATCGCAGTCGCACATGGTACGCCTGAACACCAAGGAGGTTCCGGTGGCGCGAGACTGGACGGCCATCCGGGAATACATCCAGAAGAACCAAGCGTGGGAGCTGATGCAACTGCGTCTATCTTCCACGGCATTCGCAGAGCGTTGGGAAGCCGGTGAGGTGGTGCCGGGCGTTGAGAAGTTCACCACCTACAACGTGTCAGTGAGCAAGCTGCCGTGAATGTCAACATGCGCGTCACCAAACAGGATTACCTGATGGCGCAGGCAGCGTACTACATCGTGAAGGAACTAGTCATGTGGGTAGTGTTCTTTCATTACGTAATCAAATTCTGGTAACGGAGAATCGACTATGGGTAACGGAAAGAAAGAAGCACCGGGTACAGCGGTCACGAACTGGACCGAGAAGCTCGGCAAGATAGCGCAGCAAACGGTGGCGGCGGAAGTTGTGTCGGGCCGCTTCCTTAGCTTCAAGAGTGGGCAGATGTCGTTTAACGATACGCCCGTCCCGCAGAACAGCTTGCCGTGCATCATCATCGCACACTGCCACGAACGGACGTTCTACAGCAAGCCGTTCAACCCCAACGTGGTCGTGTCGCCGGACTGCTACGCCTTTGCGAAGCAGGACAGCGAAGGGGTGCTGCCCCCGTTGGTCCCCCACCCCGATGTGGAGGAGCCAATCCACCCGACCTGCGAGGGTTGTCCCATGGATGTGTGGGGGTCGGATCTGCAGGGTGGGCGCGGGAAGGCGTGCAAGGAAATCCGCAGGCTTGCCATCCTACCGGCTGATGCACTAAAGGATCCGGACAAGCTGCTCGCAGCGGCGGAAGCCTACGCCCGCGTGCCGGTGATGTCGGTGGCTAAGTGGTCAGCGTACACGCATCTGCTCGCGGCGCACGGTACGGCACCCTTCGCAGCGGTGACGCGCATGTACCTCTTGCCGGATGCGAAGAGCCAGTTCACGGTCAACTTCGAACTGATGGCAAAGGTGACGGACGATGCAGTGCTGACCGCTCTGTTCGCCAAGCACGAAATGGCTATGAAAGCCATTGACTTCCCCTACGCCAAGATGGAAGAGCAGGCTGCGCCGCCCGCCGTGCCTGCGAAGCCGGGTAAGAAGAGCAAGGTCGGGTAACGTAGCTCAACACCACAGGAGAGAGACATGCTAGTCAGTAAGTCCAAGTTCTACAAGGAAGTAACCGGCGCGGCCACGGGTAACTCCGCGACGACCGCGCAAGCCCTCAAGCGTTGGGGCGTTCCGTACACCGAACGCGACGACAAGGGTGACTGTGTGGATATCACTCACCTGCCTGCGGCGAAAGAAGCCTACGCTAAGGAACAGGCGGAGCGGCCCACGCCGAAGAAAAGCAACGGCATCGCACAGCGCGAAGTGGTGCAAACTCTCGCCTCCCGGCAGGCGCAGTTGGAGGATGAGTTTAACCGTTTCCGCAACACCATGATAGAGTGGCGTAACGAACAGATCAAGTGGAACGGTACGTTCGGTACAAAGCTCAACGTGGTGGCGTTCAAGCCCGAGCGGAAGAAGCGGGCGCGGTAGTGCCAACGATCGACTTTGAGACGGAAGCTATTGGGCTGCGGCCCGATAGCTTTCCGCCGCGCTCAGTCGGAGTAGCCATTCAGTTGGATGGCTACCCTGAGGGTGCCTATCTTGCCTACGGGCATCCTGAGGGTAACAATTCAACGTGGGAACAGGCCCGCCGGAAGCTTGTAGAGATCTGGGACCAACCCATTATCACGCATAACGGTGGGTCTTTTGACCTTGCCATCGCAGCTGAGGAGTTCGGCCTGCCGTTTCCCAAGTTGTGGCATGACACTCTGTATCAGCTATTCCTGCTGTACCCCCACGAACACACCCTTAGCCTGAAACCTAGCGCCGCCCGGCTGTTGGGTATTCCACCCGCTGCCCAGAGCGCTGTACGGGCTTGGGTGCTTGCGAACGTACCGGGTAGCACCCCCGGTACATGGGGGGCCTCAATAAGCCTTGCAGGGGGCAATTTGGTCGGTCAGTATGCAAGTCAGGACGTACTGATGACTACGGGGCTGCACGCCCTTCTGCACCCGCAGATTGTGCGCCACGGGATGGAGGCGGCATACGAACGAGAGAAGTTACTCGCGCCCATACTGCATCAAGCCAGTATCCGGGGCATCCGCTGTAACGTGGACGCACTGGCCGATGACCTACAGTTCTACGAGTGCGTGCTGCTGGACTGCGATGTAGCAATCCGCAAGTACCTGAAGGCACCGCACCTGAATATAGACTCGGACACAGACCTCGCAGCGGCGATGGATGCAATGGGGTTAATAGATAACTGGGAATACACTCCCACGGGCCGGAAAAGTACGTCTAAGAAGAGCATGGCGAAGATGTTAGCCGGGTCGCCACTGACGGCCATCCTTAACTACCGGGCATCGCTGAGCACATGCGTCAACACCTTCATGGGTCCGTGGTTGGAACTAGCCTCGCATACGGGCAGGGTCTATCCAACGTGGAACCAAACCCGGCAGGCAGAGAAGGGAGGCGCACGCACGGGACGAGTGACCTGTCAAGACCCCAACTTGACCAATGTCAGTAAGGAGTTCCCCAATCCGCCGCCGGAAGGCTACCCTCCCCTGCCGCTGATGCGAAGTTACCTCCTGCCAGAGGAGGGACATGTGTGGTGCCGCCGCGACTATCAGCAGCAGGAGTTGCGAATTCTGGCGCACTACGAGGATGGGGAAATGATGGAGGCCTACCGCGCCAACCCGCGGATAGACTTCCACAACCTCGCTCAGCAACTGATAGAGATCAACACGGGCATCAGCCTGGAGCGGAAAGCTGTAAAGATCATAGCCTTCTCTATCATCTACGGGGCGGGGGCGCTGACTATGGCTGAACGCATGGGCTGCGCCCCGTCAGACGCTCAGGCATTGAAGAATGCCTACTACGAGGCGATACCGGGAATCCGTATAGTGCAGAACGAGATTAGAAACCTAGTGCGCCAGAGCAAGCCTATCCGCACATGGGGTGGTCGGCTGTATTTCTGCGAAGAGCCGTGGGTGGACCCGAAAACAGGGAAGCAACACACCTACGAGTACAAGCTGCTCAACTATCTGGTTCAAGGCAGCGCCGGGGACTGTACCAAAGAGGCGATACTGAACTATGACCGCGCCTGCGCCCACGGCACTTTCATGACGCAGGTGTACGATGAGATGAATATCTCCTGCCCACCGGAGTACGTACCGTCAGAGATGCAGTTGCTAGCCGAGTGCATGGCAGATGTCAAGTTTGATGTTCCCATGTTGAGCGATGGAAGTGTCGGCCCCAACTATCAGCAGTTGGAGGAGTTTAGGGATGAATCCCAATGATTACAAGCGGTTCGTCGTGGACGACTTTGCTTCACGTGAGGCACTCATGAAGTATCTGGATGAACTGGCGCGGCTGCGTATTAGGCAGTTCACAGTTCACATTCGCAACGACGGATATTGGGAGGTATGTCACCCGCTACCAATAGAAGTACGACCAACCCCACCCGGCTTGAAAGGATGGATAGCATGAAATTGAAACAACTTGATGAAATTCAAATTAATGACGACGGCATAGTGGTGACACAGTACTCTAAAAGCCCCGGTGCCAAGCTGACCGTAGAAAAAGTGCGGGAAATACGGAAAAGATATGCTGCGGGCGGTATTTCGCAGGAAAAGTTGTCAAAAGAATATGGTGTCACCCTACTATCAATCGGTAACATTATCCGTGGCAAGACTTGGAGAGAAGAATGCTTACCCAGTGGTCCTACAGTCGACTGAACCTGTACGAGCAATGCCCGGCGAAACTGAAGTACAGGGTGATAGACAAGCTAGCAGATCCTGCCGGGCCTGCCGCTGACAGGGGAACATTCTTCCACAAGATAGCGGAAGACTATGTGGGTGGTAAGATAAAGACGCTGCCACCCGCCAAGCCGGGCGACCCACCGATGTCGGTGTACGTTCACAGGTTTAACGAGTTGAAGACTCACCATCCACTGTTGGAGCATAAGGTGGCCTTTGACCGTGAGTGGAAACCTGTGGACTTTAAGTCCAAAGAGGCATGGGGCCGGATGGTGTACGACGTTCAGTATTACGACGAGCCTAACGTGACCGTCCGCACGGTTGACTACAAGACGGGCAAACCGAGCAAGAGCCATGATAGTCAACTGGACCTGTACTCCGCCACGGGCTTGCTGCTCTACCCAATGGCGAAGTTAGCGATAAGCGAGGCGTGGTATCTGGATCAACCACACCTGAGGCCGCTGCGCCGCACGATGACCCCCGTTGCGTCCAAGCATGTGCTGAACGGATGGAAGGCACGGGCAGAAAAGATGGAAGCGGAGACAGAGTTCAAGCCTACACCG